TCGCTAAAATTAAAACTTATAGACAAGAATTAAGAGACTTTCCTAATGATAGCACTTCATATAACGAAAATAATATCACCTGGCCTACATTGACTTTAGATTAAAAATCAATAACATCATCCTATATTATTAGAAATGATTGTTAGCCCCTATTCCGTAATATCAGAAAAACTTTTACCTGATCATGTTTGTCAAGACATAATTGATGTAGCCTTTCAACAAAAAGAACAAGACGCTACTGTTCAAGCAGGGCCAACAGATGGCATAAGAGACTCAAGAGTCGTTTGGTTAAGAGACACTTGGATATACGACTGGGTTGCTCCTGCAATGAGTCAGCTTAATTCTCAATTAGAATGGAACTTTAATTTGACTGAACCAGAGCCAATTCAATTTACAATTTATAAAAAAGGACATTTTTACGGATGGCATCAAGATACTTTTGAGCCTGAATTAAATAAATCAATGTCACATCAAAGAAAAATTTCTGCTGTAATACCGCTTGTAGATTCAGATAGTTACGAAGGTGGAGACTTGCAGTTTTATAACTCTGCTATACATCCTAATAAGAAACAAGAAGACAAAATTGAATTTTTTGAGCAATCAAGAATAAAAGGCAGTATGATTGTTTTTCCTAGTTATGTTTATCATCAAGTAACGCCTATATTAAGTGGGCAACGTCTATCAATAGTCATATGGTATCAAGGAGAAAAATGGCAGTAATGGAAAAGGATATAAGCAACATACATACAATTTTTAAAGTTGATGTGGTAGAGGGTGAGACCACTGCGGATGTTGATCAATTGGCACAATTGGTACTTCAAAATTCGCATGAACTGATTAGTTCTGATCCTAGTCATACCGAATATGAAGATTGTAAATGTCCTGACAGTCCTATCCTACATAAAATTGTAGATGATATACAAAGTTATACCTCTGTAAAATTAGAGGTGATATCTTATTGGGGTCATGTTCATGAAAAGAATATGAGTACTAATAAACATACACATAGACCTGCAGATCTATCTGCAGTAGTATATCTTAAAGTTCCACCAAAATCAGGTCAAATAGTTTTTTGGCCTACTAACGATTATAGATACACTATCCCTCCTCAAAAGGGAAGGTTTTTACTATTTCCTTCGTGGATTGAACACCACGTAACAAGGAACTTATCAGAGGAACCACGGGTTTCGGTATCATTAAATTTCAAAGTAACATCAGAGGAAAAATGAGTAACGACATCGAAGAAAATACATTTGAAAAAAATAATTATGTTGTAATTAAAGAAGCAATACCAATAGAGTTAGCAGATTTTGTAAAAGACTATTTTTTAATGAAAAGAAAAGTAACAGATACATTAAGATACACAAAAATTATATCTCCATATGTAGAATATATGGGTATGTGGGGCGATGGACAAATACCAAATACATACGCTCATTATGCAGATATCGCTATGGAAACTTTATTAAAAAAGTTAAGACCAACAATGGAAAAAGTAACAGGTAGAAAACTTTATGAAAACTATTCTTTTGCTAGAATTTACAAATACGGAGATACTCTCTTCAGACATAAGGATAGATTCTCTTGTGAAATTTCTACTACACTTAACCTAGGTGGAGATCCTTGGCCAATTTATCTTGATCCCACTGGAGGCAAAGGTAACGAGGGTGTTGAGGTGAATTTAAGACCAGGCGACATGCTTGCTTATAAGGGAAATATTTTGGAACATTGGAGATACGCATTTACAGGGACTGACTGTGTGCAAGTTTTTTTACATTATAACGATGTCAATACTCCAGGTGCAGAGGAAAATAAATATGACACAAGACCCTTCATCGGACTTCCTTCATGTTTGAGAAAAAAATAATTTTTAAATCTAGATATAAAAATTTGTTGTTACATCCGGTTCCAATAAAAAAACTTGTACCTGATTGGTACAAAAAATTATCAAACTTTACGGACAAAGTTAAACTTCAAAAAACTGCTAAAAAATGTATGCCTTTGCTTGACTCTTTTACTTCAGGATATGCTATATTAAACCCGCTTGACATCATCTTTTGGACTGAAATACAGGACGATAAGTTAGCTATAAATTGGAGAATACCTGATGAACTTAATTTAGACAGCTATCCATATATTAATATTGGAATTGAAACTCACGAAACATATCAAATTAACAATGGTTTTGTAAGAGAAGATGAGTTTACTGTACCTTTTAAATATTTAAACCCATGGATAATTGAGACTCCGAGAGATTATAGTTGTTTATTTGTCAATCCTTTTAATTCTTCAAAGGAGAGAGCTATTAGAACCTTAGATGCAATTGTCGAAACTGATAGTTATGGTCACAATGAAATAAACTTCCCGTTTTTTTTAAAAAAATTTAAAGATGATGAAACCTTTTTACTAAAAAAAGGAGAACCAATTGTTTTAGTATTCCCCTTTAGAAGAGAAAATTGGAAAATGCAGGTGACAAATTTTGACACACAAGAAAAATTAGATAAAAATTTTGGATTGTTTGATAATATAGTAGACAATTATAAAAGAAAAGTATGGAGGAGAAAAAGTTATGATTAGTAATTATGTTATAAGATGGAAATTAAAAGAATTTAAACAAGATGAAAAACTCTTAAGACTTTTTGTTTTTAAGAATATAGCTAATTGTTTAAAAAATGATTTTGATTTTAAAATTGAAGATACACATGACTACGAGGATTGCTCATCAATTTATAAATTTACGAATAACACAGACTTTATGTTGTTTCCTAACGACAGAACATTTAATTTTTTTTATACTCATGATATTAAAGATTTAAAGTTAAATGTAATTTATTCAAACAAAACATACTTTTTTAAACTAGAGGAAAAGTATTTGCACTGCATACCTTACTGGATGCCCTTCATGTTTGAATCAAAAAATAAAGACCATGAACAAAAAATTGTAACCGCTAAAATATTAACGACAGATAGACCGTTTTTTAAGAGTAAGGAGATTTATTGGTAAAATGCAATACAAAATATTAGACAACGCTTTAAAACAAGATGATTTTAAAAATTTACAAAAAACTATGTTCTCACCTCATACTGCCTGGTTCTATAATCATGCTACTGTTAATGATGATGTTACTGACGGAACATATTTTTTTACTCATTATATGTATGGTCCTGATCATAGAGTATGCTCAGATTTATTTGATCAAGTATTTAACTTATTAAACCCTTTATTAGATATTAGAGCAATGTTTTGGATGAGAGGTAATCTAACTTTAAAATCAGAGAGTCCCTTATACGTTCAATGGCATAAAGATACTGATGCCTATAAGTTGTTTGATGATACTGAGGCAAACTTTAAAACTGCTATCTTATATATGAATACAAATAATGGTCCAACCATCCTAGGAAAAGAAGAAAAATATGAGGTGGAGGCAATTGAAAATAGACTTTTAGTTTTTGACGCTAGCACAATGCATTGTAACAGATATGCGTCTGACACAAAAGCTAGGATTATAATAAATATAAATTATGTTTAAAACAATGATTGTAGAAAATTTTTTAAATGATAAAGAATTACTAAATTATTTTTTTCATAATATACAAAACGGTGGCATGAAACTTAGTTTTACCAATTATGGTGCCGATAAAAACCACGTAGATAGTTTTACCTCTAATGAAAATGACACTGATTTTTTTATACCTTGTATTTATGATCTATATAAAAAAATTACCTTGATACATGAACAAAACTTTAAACACACAAACTCACGAATTTATAGATGGCATTTGAATGTGCACCCTTCTGGTTACGATGGAGACATTCATACAGACTCCTCTGTAGACGGTTTACCAACATATCTATATTTTGCTACGCCTAACTGGGAACCTAGGTTTGGAGGAGAGTTTATTATATATAATCACAATAACTTAGCTGAAGAGGCAGTTTCTTTTGTAGAAGATAGGTTAGTCATTTTCAATGGTCATAGACCACATAGGGGTTTAGGACCAACTCGCTTAAGCACTTTACTTAGGGTGTCGATTGCTTTTCAAACAGAATTAATTAGAGAGGATAACAAATGATTAAACCAGAAGAATTAAAAGATAAAAATTTAAAAATATTTTTAGGGATGCCTATGTATGGAGGCTTGCTTACTGAGCCGACCTTACATGGATTGTTAGAACTTCAAAATTGGACTATTAAATCAGGTATAAAAATGAGAATACAAACTATGGGTAACGAGAGTTTGATTACTAGGGCTAGAAATACAATAGTTTCTATGATGCTAGATCAAACAGATTTCGCTGCAACTCACTTATTGTTTATTGATGCAGATATAGGATTTCAATGGAAAAATGTTGAGAGATTAATTTGTGCTGATAAAGATGTAGTCTGTGGTATATACCCTAGAAAACACATACACTTAGAAAAAATAAAAGGTATTTTAGAAGAGTACCCAGATATAAGCACAGATGAAATGGAGGCTAGGGCCTTGGGCTACAATGTAAACTTTGATGACCCAAAAAATTTAAAAGGAGAAAATGGTTTCTTTAAAGTTAATGAGGCTGCCACAGGTATGATGTTGGTTAAAAGAGAAGTTTTTACAACGATGATGAAAAAATTTCCAGAGAGAAAATATGAAACAGATCAAATTGTAAATGGCGTACACTACGCATCTAACAATTGTTACGACTTGTTTGCTGTGGGCCCTTATGAGACTACAGGGATGAAAAGATACTTGTCAGAAGATTATTACTTTTCAAGGTTATGGCAAGAGTGTGGAGGAGATATATGGGCAGACTTAGCAATGCCTTTAACACACTTTGGTAATAGAGCCTACAAAGGACACGTTGCTGCTTTAATAGGTAAAAAAAATGAAACTTAAATTAATACAAAGCAACTGTTCATCAATTAACAGTATATACATATTTGAAAACTTTTTGGAAGACCTGCAATATTTAGAACTTTTAAAAAATAAAATAGCTCAAAAAACAAATAAATCTAACGAATTAGATTACAAAACAAATGTCAAAGGCAAAATGACTGACTGGACAGAGTTGTTGAAAGATGAAGATTTTAAAAAAATTCACATATCTATTGCAGAAAATCTTTACAATGTAATTAATCTAAGAAACCCTTGTGCTAACCAAAAGATAAAAATAGGTTATGAAGATTCTTGGGGTATGAAACATGATGAGGGCGATCATACAGTAGATCACATACATAATTTTTGTAATTTTTCAGGATCTTTTTATTTCGAGGTACCAACTGCAACTTTGATGTGGTTTGAAGATTATCAACAGGACTTAGAATTAAAAGACAACATGCTGGTTTTGTTTCCAGCTTTATGTAAACACAGAGTGTCAATGCATAAGGGACAAAAACCAAGATATTCAATGGCTTTTAACATGAAGCTAGAAGTGGTAGACTAGGATATTTTTTATAGTATATTAATCACATGCCATTAGTAAATTTTAGACCAGCGCCAGGAATAAACAAGGAAGTCACCGACTATACAGGTCAAGGTAAGTGGACTGATGGAGATATGGTGCGTTTTTTTCAAGGATCTGCACAGAAAATTAAAGGTTGGGAAAAGTTTATAGCCACAAGCCTAGTAGGTGTGGCTCGAGATCAACACGCTTTTGTTGATTTAGATGGTATAAGATTTAACGCAGTAGGCACAGATAGAAAATTATACATTATTACAGAGGGACTTGCTTATGATGTTACTCCTCTAAGAGAAACTCAAGCTCTTACTAATCCATTCACAACCAACGCAACCACATCAGTTGTTGTTACAGATACTTCACATGGTGCAGTGAAAGGGGATTTTGTAACATTTGATTCATTCTCTGCTATTGACGGCTTAGATATGAACAAAGAATTTGAAATAACATCAGTTGCTAACACTGATGCTTACGTAGTCACGCACACAAGCACTGCCTCTGGGTCAACCTCAGGAGGTGGAGGTAGTGGTAATGCAAAATATCAAATTTCTATTGGACCTGAATTATCCACATCTGCTTTTGGTTGGGGCACGGATGGTTGGGGTAGTGGCACATGGGGTACTCCTTCATCAACATCTAATGTTACACTAGAGGCTAGACAATGGTCATTAGATAATTTTGGTGAAAATTTAATTGCTACAGTTTTAAACGGTGGGGCTTTTGAATGGAAGCCTTCCTTAGGTGTATCAACAAGAGCAACAGCGATTACTAATGCTCCAACTAAATCTAGATTAGGTTTAGTTTCTACACCTGACAGGCACTTAGTGTTCATGGGTACACAAAAAACAATTGGTGGGACAAATCCACAAGATGATTTACTTATAAGATTTTCAAATCAAGAAGATATTAATACATATCAACCGACGGCAGAAAACACAGCAGGTTCATTGCGAATAGCTGATGGATCACGGATCGTGGCCGCTGAGAGATCCAGAGGTCAAATACTTATTTGGACGGACACATCTTTACATGCAATGCAATTTATAGGACCACCTTTTACTTTTGGTTTAAGACAATTAGGTCAAAACTGTGGTGCAATAGGTAGTCATGCCGCTGTTGACATTAACGGTATAAGTTATTGGATGTCACAAGACTCTTTCTTTTTATTTGATGGATCAGTAAAAAAATTACCATGCACCGTGGAACAATTTATATTTAACAATATTAATA